CAAAAGCAATTTGGTTAGATACTGAAAATAACATGATTAAATCATGGGATGGGAGTTACTTTGACCCAATTGATAATTATGTTGATCATCCAAGTGATCCTACTCAAATTAAACCTGATGATATAGTAGCTTGGTATAATCCTGACACTGATATTGTAATGATACCAAGTACAACTAAAGGTGAATGGATTGCAGCTTCTCCGATAATAGGAAGTGACTTTGATCCTGAATTTATTCCAGTAGGTAAAGTATGGTTTGATAGCAACAACAATTCACTCAAGATGTGGAATGGCATTGCATGGGTTAGTATTCCTTATACCACTAAACCAATAATCAATAATAAAGGTGACTTGTGGCTTAACACGAACACAGATACTTTAATGACATGGAATGGTAAAAAATGGGTTCAAGCAGATCCTAAGATACGCGCTTTTATAGATTCACGTGGGCACATACAATTTAAGACAAGAGAAACAGGAAGTTGTGTATCTTTGTTGATGATAGTTCCCGGTTATACTTGGGACTCTGATACCAGAGAAGGTCCGGGAGTTACATGGGGTGGTGGGCCTATGCATTATGCTGGATATAGGTCAGTATACACTGATAATCCTTTTGATATTCCAAAATTTCTTGATTCTAACCTTCGTGAAGATGAGTTTTTATTCAATGAACTTCCAGACTCACAGCTTCAGCCTGTAGTGTTAGGCACGGATACTGCTGAAACAGTTCCTGCATATGCTCAGATTGGAGTTGGTACTGATGGCACTCCCGATGAGCGGCGTCGGTTAATTCACGAGACTCGTATTCAATTAGGATATCCGGTAGTTGACGTAGAGTTGACTGAAGAGCAAATCGATCATGCTATTACTCGATCCATCGGCGAACTTCGCCAACGAAGTGATGTTGCATATCGTCGTGGTTTTTATTTGTTGGACATAAGACCCGGATCTCAAGTATACACGTTGACTAATAAAAAGATTGGATTTAATAAGATCGTCACTATTATGGGTGCTTTTCGTCGCTCAGGTGCGTTTGGTGGTGGGTATAGTAGTAACTCAGTGTTTGATCAGTTGTTCGCTCAACAGCTCTATGGTAGCTCTACAGCAGGCGGTTTTGATATGACAACATTATATTTGTCTCAACAATATCTAGAATTAATCGAGATGATGTTTGCTACTAAATTGAATTTCCATTTTGATGAATCTAATAGACAACTACATTTTCATCAGGATTTTCATAAACATGAACGAGTATTGCTTGATACTGCAATTGATCGTACTGAGCAAGAATTATTTAAAGATCGCTGGGTTAAAAATTGGATTGAAAGACACACCATAGGATTGGCAAGACTTAATCTTGCACAGATACGTGGTAAGTTTGGAGCGTTGCCGGGAGCCGGTGGTGGAGTATCATTAGATGCTGCTGATTTATATTCTCAGTCTGCTGCTGATCTTCAGTACTGTGATCAACAATTAGAAGATTTTGTTGCTTCTAGTGTAGAGCAATTTGGTGCATTTGACTTCGTGATGGGATAATAAAAAATGAAACTTAAGGAAATTATAACTGAAGGAACTGACCATGACAAAAACCCAAATGGTCCAGAAATTAAATTACCTATCTACACAAAACAAAAGTTTGACTATGGTGAGAAAGCTAATAAGTTACAGAGTGGTGATATCGTCATGAAAGCATCTGATTCTGGTAACATCTATGGTCGTCGGCACCATATGCAACGCACGGTGAAGCCAATGAAAAAGAGTAGTATGGTTAAGTAATGATAAAATGTAAAAATACATATGGCCGAGAAGGTGAAACGATTGTAGATAAGTGTGGTCCCGACGTATCACTAAATCCTGATTGCAAACCGTGGCAACTAACTTTATCTACTGATGGAGATTTCATTGATGGTGTTGTTGCCGAAAGTATGAATATAGCGGCAGCTGATGGATTTGTCCATAAGCTACTTGGAGTGCACGAACAAGAGAAACTAATTGATGCTACTGGCTTTGGTGAATCGATATCCGGTGGTAGTATTGGTAATTTCCCTGCTGACAATGCATTCAGTATAGTAACTAACCAATGGAAATCAGTTCAACGTGGCAGTGATGCTGTACTGGCATCAGCTTACATTGGATATGACTTTGGTTTGATTAAGACCAACGAGGGGAATCGCCGAAGATACTCAGTGGATGATGCTGCCAATCGCAAGCATATAACAGCTGTTACTATCATGCAGTCATCTATAGCAGCTGAACGTGCTTCCAAAGTAAGAGTAGAAAGATCACAATGTGGTAAAATATGGAAAGGTGTGCAGATACTTGAATTACCTGATGATGAATGTATGAATACATTTATGTTGAAAGATTCAGTGACTTCAAGATTTTGGAGAATCCGTCCTGTAGAGTTTAATGGTGGTGGTAGTTGGGGTGTAAAGGCATTACAATTGACAAAAGAGCATTTACGTACTAATCCAGATAATATACAAGACAAGATACTTCTTGAGAATCGTGATCGTGAATACGATATGGATGATATCAAGGTGAAGATATATTTCGATATTCAAGAGACTCAAACTGATCTAACACGATTCGGCATGATGATGTCAAGTGAGACATTATTTGTTGCAGTAAATTTCTCTGCTGGCGTCGCAGCTATGGCAAGACCTTTTATTGTCGGAGACATAATACGAGTTCCATCAATGACTCAATATTCAGCTACTATGGAACCTGTTGAGAAATATTTTGAAGTGGTAGATACTCTATGGGCCGCTGAAGGTTATACACCCGGATGGCAACCAACCCTCCAGCGTCTTATTTTGCAACCTGCAATGGCGTCACGAGAAACACAAAATATATTTGGCGATCTTAGTAATGAACGTAAAGTAGATGCGTTTGGATTACTCAATGGTGATGATGGTAATAGTAGTATGTATGCTGATTATACTGGAGTTACAGAAGAGATAGCAGCTCAATCTAATCTACAAGTTCCTGAAAGAGGTACCGATGTATCTGGTATCAAGGAATGGAGTGAAGAGGAAATTGCGTTGGCACGACGAGGTGGTGTCAAGAACATTGAGAAAACCGGAATTCGAAAGGGTGGGATTACTTCAGGAACAACTACTTTACCACCAGATAACGCTCCATATACTCAAGGGCCAACACTACCAGATGATGTAAAGAAGAACTCTTATCATCGATTGACTAAAGATGGAAAAGTTATTCAATTATACAAATATGTTCCTGAAGCTGGTGGCTGGCAGTTACTTGCCGAAATTCCTATTGCTATTGGCCCAAGTCAGATTGGTCGATTTCAATCATCTGATGGTATGCCACCAAATAGTGCTCCATATACTGAAGGAGAAGAGTTTCCTGAGAATCCAAAAGATAAAGATTATCATAGAATGACATTCTCTAATATTGATGATGAGTTACCAACAAGACTTCATAGATATAGTCTCAATAAAAAGAGATGGATATATATTGAGTCAGATTATCGTAGTCTAAATAACAGAAGAAATAGTGTTATAGCTGATTTCCTACACGGTAATACTGAACCCTATGATAAGGTAACCAAAAAATGAATACTAACGAAACAGAATACTACTATGAAGCGCAAATGAAGAAATTGTTGTTGCAATTTTTAGCAGTGTTTACAGGATTCAAAGTACAATCTGGTAAAACAAACGAACTTGATAAAAGATTTATTGATGTACAAATTAAAAATGGTAGTTCGGATCGTGTGGTAGCTGCTATTTTAAATGATAATACTCAAAATAAAGTGATTAGACTTCCTATGATGGCAGGTACATTTACTAATATTGAACTGGACCCATCCCTTCGTCACGGGCTACGTACTGAAAGAAGCACAACATATTTTCCTTCCGGTGGTGAATTTCCAACTGATTTAAAAACTGTAACCCAACAAATGCCAATTCCATATCAGGCACAATTTGAACTTAATATATTTGTATCATCACAAGAACAACATTATGAATTATTAGAACAAATGTTAATGCTATTTGATCCTACGATGGAACTATGGACATCCGATGAGCCGTTTGACTGGTGTCGCCTTCGTAGCTTGGAACTTATCGGTATACAGTTCGATGAATCAGTACCGGGAGTGGATCGTCGTATAATCCAAACTACGCTTTCGTTTAGAGCACCAATATATCTATCATTACCTAATAAGATTCTTAAAAATCACATTGCATCAATTAAGATGCGCGTAGGTGCTGTTAATCAATTTTACCCAATAGAAGATGCGTTATCTCAGTTGGACCAAGATAGTATTGAGTACGATACTATTGTTAAACTTGGTGATCTGACGCTTGATTGATGTTTCTAGAATCAAGGCCAGCACATTTCCTACAACAATAAGCAGAGAATTTATTGTTGTATTTACTACCTTTTAATGTCATTTTACAAGGTTCATTACAACGCTTACATACTGGCTGCTCTTTAATATCTTGGACTATACATTGAAGTCTTGCTTTAATTGGAGCATCATATTTCAGGAATGATGTAGCTTCCACTATGTATTGTAGGTACTCTGGTTTCTTAAATAATACATATTTAAATCTTGGATTCAGTTTACCTGACTTTTCGAGTATTACATTGATTTCGATCAGCTTCTCCTTTAATTCCTGCATATCTTAGGGTTTCCGTTATTAAAATATTTATATTTTAATTGAAAACGCTAAATAGCAGTACAAATTAATTTCTTTGGAGAACATCAAATGACACTTGTATCACCCGGCGTTGAAACGTCACTTACAGATGATAGCTTGTTTACAGCCAACGCAGCAAGCCTAGTCCCATTATTTTTTATTGCCACACAAGATGAGAAAACTCTCTCGAATGGCGAAGCGGCCGCCGGAACATACGAGCATTCTACTGTCCGTAGCATCACATCATTACGACAATCAATTAGCTTTTATGGCACACCTGCATTCCTAAATGATGGATCTGGTAATCAACAGCACGGTGATGCCCGTAACGAGTATGGTTTATACGCTATGAACCAATATCTGACCATTGGAAACGCTGCCTATTGTGTTAGAGCTAACGTTAACCTTAATGACGATATCGACGATATTCAAGCTCAATGGGATGCCAAATCTGATGATGCTTCAATTGTAATTCAAAATGTAGTACAAAATTATATTAATAACGTGAATCTCGCAAATGGAATTACTTCTTCAAATGTAAGCGTACTTAAAAATGTAAGCAATCGAATTCCTTCAACCCAACTTCAAACTCAAGCTGAATATGATGGTGAATTGCCTTATGGTTTTGCTACTGTTGGTACAGTTGGTGGCGCTGCCGTGAATTTCGAAGCTGGTGACGTAATTACTATGTCAGACGGCATTACTACTGTTCGTATTGATTCTGTTGATGATCATCTTGGCGCAACTGATGCTGGTGTTCCATCTACATTTACAGTTACTAAACTCAATGAAGACTTGGAGCCGGGTACAGAATTGACTATTGGTCAAGTTGTAACTGCTGACGGTCAAATTGCATTTGATAACGGCACTATTCCACTTGGTGGATCAATCGATGCTGCCGATGCTCGATCAGGATTTACATTAACTCCAGAACTTGCAAACTTTATGACTTTTATTCAAACTGATCAAGATTATGACTCATTCACTGGTGGATCTAATTATCGAGTTGATGACGTAATTTCTATGAGTAATTCTTCTTTGGTTAAAGTTGTGTCTGTTGATAGTGCCGGAGCTGTTGAAACTTTTGCAGTAATAACAACAGGAAACACTGTTGTGGCTGATAGAGCATTGACCGCAGTCAAAGTTACTCCTGCTAATACTACAGCACCACAGACTGGTTTTACAATGACGGTTACTGAATCTAATTTGGAATCACAGAAGACTACTGTAACCGGTGAAGAGTTAATGAATCTAGTGTCTGATGCTACCAATTTTATTTTTGATGAAAATGATGGTGTATATGCTTTCCGCGATCTTGGTGATGATTTCTTGGAAGCCAAATCTGATTCTGATGATAATTTAGTATTTGAGTTTCTTGTTTACAGTAACGGATTTGACTTTGATCCTACTTATGATGCAGAGTATACTACTAGTGGTAACTTTATTGGCTTCAATGGTTTGGTTGCACTTGGTGTAGCTGAAGCAGGTGCCGCTGGTAACGATGAAATAGATGCTTGGACTCCTGCTGAAGCTTCTGACCTATTTGGATCAGCTGCTACATCATTCAAGTTTACTCAACCATTCTTCACTAAAAGTTCTTTGGGTGCCAATGACGCTGCTCGCCGAGTAAGTATCGTAGCCGCTCTACAGTCTGCTATTGTCAGTAATACTGATGTGCGTTCTGAGAATTTTCAGTTTAATGTTGTAGCATGTCCCGGATATCCTGAAGTGGTAGATGAACTACTTTCATTGTCTGTTGATCAGAAGTCAGAAGTATTGGTTGTTGGTGATACGCCTCCTAACCTATCTCCTGAAGCGGTTACCAATCCTACAAACGGTTGGGCAACTACTACAGCCCGTCAAAATAGCACGAACGTATGTTATTACTACCCTTGGTGTTTTGGTTCTAATTTGGATGGTGTTAATGTACTCGCCGCCCCATCTGGAACTGCTATTCGTCAAATGGCTTATAATGACAACATATCTTATCTTTGGTATGCTCCTGCTGGAACTACTCGTGGTCTAGTATCTGGTGTTACTGATGTAGGTTATGCTCTTGGTACTTTAGGTGAAGGCACTACATTCAAACCAGTTGCATTGAATCAAGGCCAGCGTGATGCTCTATATCAGGATGTTCCAAGTGGTCGAATGAATCCGATTGTATTTCAACCGGGTAAGGGTATCGTGCTTATGGGGCAAAAGACTTCTGCTCCAAGTACAACAGCACTGGATCGTATCAATGTTGTTCGTCTGACTATGCACGTAAGACGTCAACTAAGATTGACTACTGTTAATTTCTT